AAATCCCCCACCCCACCCAACACAACTTCAATCAGCGGAGACGGGGCATGAGTGAGCGTAAGCCGGTGCCGATTTCGCGGATTGCCGCTGAGACGGGTTTTTCGGCGCGGTACTGGCGTGCGCGCGCGGCGGCCGGCGAGGTGCCTGGCGCCATTCAGCCGTCAGGGCCGGGAGGCGGCTGGCGCATCGACATCGACACTTTCAGAGAGTGGCTTAAGGAAGGGCGTCCCAAGAAATGGCGAGCATCTACTGGCGGAACGGCATCGCGTGGGCGCGCGCCGCGCGTGACGGACACGAGTTCCGAGTCTCCCTTAAGACAAAAGATCGCAAGGTGGCGCGCGAACGCCTGAAGGCGTGGCTTGAAAGGATCGACAACGCCTCGTTTGGTATCAAGGAACAACACACTTTCGATGACGCGGCCGCGAAGTTCATTGACGAGCACTTGCCGACGATCAAGAAACGGTCGGCCGATCGCTACATGGTATCGATCGTAAACTTGATGAAGACATTCGAGGGGATGGGGCTCGCCGCGATCGGCAGCGCCGCGCTTAACGATTTCGTCAGCCGGCGCCGCAAGGATCAGGTGCCGCTCCCGCCGCTGAGCAGGAGCATTCGCAACCCGAACCGGCAAATAACCGCTTCGACCGTGAGGCGCGATCTGCATTGCCTGTCGTCGATCTTCGGAATGGCGATCGAGTGGGAATGGATCGACACGAACCCGGTCGGCCCGTTCCTCAAGCGCATGAAGCGCCGCGGCCTGCGCGAGAGTTCGGCGCGTACCCGCTACCTATCCCACGCCGAAGAGGCGGCGATCCTTGCCGCGGCCGCACCATACGTTGCCGACGCGATCCGCTTTGCGATCGACACGGGTTTGCGCAAGGAGGAGCAATTCAGCCGAGAGTGGGCACACATCGACTTTGAACGCCGCGAGGTCACCGTTCACGGCTCAACTTCCAAGAACGCGAAGGACCGCCGGGTGCCCATCCTGCCACGCACGCGAGACGTTCTTTTAGGCTTGAGGCGCGGCGACAAGATTAACGCCGTGTTCTGGCACAACAACCGCGGCCGTCAGGATACACAGAGGAGCAAGAGGGCGCGCCGCCTGGAGCCTCGCCGCTACCTGCATATGGACCGCGGACTGAAGGCGGCAGCCAAACGCGCCGGCGTTTCTGACGTGCGCTGGCACGACCTGCGCCGGACGTGCGGGTGCCGCCTGCTGCAAGATCACGGGATGAGCATGGAGACGGTCAGCAAGTGGCTCGGGCACTCGTCGATCGCGGTCACGGAACGGTCTTACGCGTTCCTCGGCATCGACCACCTGCACCGGGCGGTCAAGCGTGCCGAAGCGCTGGCGATCGATCCGCCGACAATCGACGAAATCGCGCACGCTGGCGGGCACAACGAGGTTTTGACGTGATTGATTTTCGCGGCATTCCTGCTAGATTCGGGGACATGGGCTCTTGGATTTTGATTCCGCCATTCCTAGGTTCGAATCCTAGTACCCCAGCCAGGGTTTCAGCCATTTTTCGGCCAACACTTACGCAAAACCGCCAGTCGAAAATCGGCAGAAGTGGCTCAAAGAGTCGTGGAAGGCCGCACAAATCCGGGCACAGAGAACGAAGTGAGGCCGTGGGGTGGGCCGATGGTCCCCGCCTCAATCGATCGGCAAGGAATAGAGACTAGAATCACCCCCGCCTGAACCCAGGCGCGGCCCGCCGGTGCTACCAACACCAACGAGCCGCTAACGTCACACGAGAGGTTACCTCATGCGCCGCTGCACGGCTCATAGCCGATTCTTGTCCTGTTTGTCCTTCGCCCTTTCCACCGCGCTGAACGGCTTCATGGTCGTTGGGCTGCTCTTGATCTATTGGGGGGTGATGTGAGGGGGCGCGTCTTGCGCCGGCCGCTGGGCGGCTGGGGCGCCCGTCAGTGGCGCCGGGAGGTCGCACAGGCCCTTAGCGTCGGGCTCTTCGTTGTCGCTTCGTGGTGGTTCTGCCAGTGCGTTTTTGCGGTTCTGACCGCCCTTGCCGAGCAAGGGTTGCTGTAAAGCAAACGGCCCGCCGGGTTAGGGCGGGCCACGTCGATTTGAATCACTGCACGCTGGGTTTCAATACCTCGGCAAGCTCATCGTTCTTCGCCTCGCATTCCGTGGCCCAAAGGAACCACTCCGCGAAGTAGTCGGCGGCTGGCTTCGACAACGTGTTACCCGATTGGGGTTTCGGGGGCGGGGTTGGTTTCGGTGGGCACTTCGGGTCGATCAGGATCGGGCGTTCCTCCGACTGGATTTTGGTCAACACGATCGGCGGTTGGTCCGCGTCCATCCACGGCGGCACGCATCCCGTCAAGGACGCGCTCAATAGCAGCAGGGACAGGAGGGTTTTCGGTGACATTCTGAATGTCCTTCCTAAGCAGGTTGTTTTCGCGGAGCCGGTCGCGGGATTTCTTCTCTGCGGCGGCGGCTATCGCGGCTTGACGTTGGGCTTCGGCCTTCGTTGCGGCCAGAGCGTCGAGGGCGCCTTGGTTGATCTTGCCAGCGGCCTCTAATTCCTTCTGCGCCAAGACCAAAGATTTACGCACGCCTTCGGCTTCTTTCTTTGCCGCGTTGAGCTGGTGCGCTTTCCACTTGTACGCGCCGAACAACGCCAACACGACAAGACCGAGGATCACATATTGATTGCCGATCGCTCGGCCTAGGATCGCCATCATTGGACGGCCTCGCCCTTGCGGCGCACACCGCGCGGCGCCGTCGCTGCCATGAGCGTGGCAACGTCAGCGGGGACGGCGGCTTTCTCCAACTTCGACGCCTTCACCGATCCGGGCGGCAGGCGCGTTTGAATGAGGTCAACAACCCCGTTCCCGTCCTTGTCGGCCCACTTCGTAATCTCGCGATTGTACGAGTGCAGAAACATCACCATGGCGTTGACGTAGCCGTCTCGATCCTTGGCGAGGTCAAACTGCGTCCGTGCGTAGGCTTCGGCGCGGTCGAGGGCGCTGTTGACCAGATTTTCCCAGTTAAGGGCTTCCTTGGTCGTCAGTGCGTCAGCAATGGCGCGAAGCCACGGCGGCGGGTTGATGGCCGCCCAGATCAGCGCTACGAGTCCGCTGATAGCCGCCGATGTGGTCGAGAACACAAGATCGATCAAATCTGGCTCTGCCGCCGGCGGGGCCGCGGGAGCCGCCTGGGCAAGTGCCGGGACCGCCATCATGGCGAATGCAAGCGCAAGCGCCAGGATGAACAGCACGAGCACGATTGCCCGCGCGTAGAACATGCGCAATGTGGTTTCCATGGTTTCACCGTAACGTTGGGGATGGTGCGAGCCGCTTTTAGTCAGGCGGGCCGCTTGCCTGTTTCACCCCCTGGTGAATTAGAGCGCAAACGCCTCTTGCTTTGGCTTCGGCGCTTCGTCTTTGAACAGCCGCGGCTGACGGTAAGCCTCATCGATCCGCTTGCACGCGATGTCGAAATACTTCGGCTCAATCTCGATCCCGATGAACTTCCGCCCTAGCTTGGCACAGGCTACGCCTGTGGTGCCGGAGCCCATGAAGGGGTCTAGGCACGTAGAGTCTGGGCGAACCCATTGCTCGACAATGTGCCGCACTTGGTCGAGAGGGCGAGGGCATGGGTGGCCCCTCTCGAGATTTTCCGGTGTCGCGATGACGGGTGCCGTATTGGCAACATGAAAGTCTCGAGACGCAGTGCCCGCGGACCACTTGTCGCCTTCGGTCCACCACGCAATGACGGGATCATAGGCAAACTGCATGGCCGTTGGGCGCATCTGGACGAAATTTTTAGCCGCGCAGAATAACCGCCACTCTCGAGGAAAGCGGCTTGCAAACTTGCGAACGTGTAGGGAGGCTTGCCAAACGAAGACCGGAGACCCCGGCATCAAATGCGCCTCGCCCGCCTCGAGAATGCCCCATAGCCAGGCGTCGTAGCCGCCTTCGTAAGCGGCGGGCGAATCGTCGTGGCTTGCGTATTTGAACCCAACCCCATACGGCGGGTCGCAGACGAGAGCGTCAACCCGAAAGCATGGGGGCCACTCGTCCAGTATCTCCCGGCAATCGCCAAGGTAGAGGGTGGCGTCGCCGATATGCTCGCGGCGGAAGGAGCGCAGTTTCTCCCCCATTGCCGCAATGCAAACGTCATAGGATTTGCGGAGGTCGTCGGCGGCGTCGTAGGCGTCTGACATGGAGCCTCAATTCAGAACGAAATTAGCGACGGCTTGCAGGGCCGATGTGTTCCCCGCGAGCGCCAAGCCGATCAGCACCCAAAGCAGCCGCATGGTGCGGGCCTGCTCGATGCGGAGGTCTTGCAGTTCGACCCGGATTTCGACGTAGCGCGCATGGCACTCGCGAATATGACCCGCGAGCGTTTTTTCCTTCGTCGCGTCAGGCATCACCGCACGAATCGCGTGCCGGTCGAATGGTTTCGGGAGCGGGCTGACAAATTCAGCGAGGGATTGAAGTATCCCTGGGAGCGCGAGATTCACGACGCGCGGACCTCAACCAAATTCGCCGTCGCCATAGCTTTGAGCAATTCCGGGCGGTAGCCGAGACGAAGCAGTTCCCGCTTGTACGCATCGCGCTCCATCTCCAGGTTAATCCGCTCTTGCTCTACGGTGCAGTAGTCCGCAACGCTCGGAGGGCGGGGCGGGTCGCCGGCGAAGGCTTCGGCTAGCCATTCTCTAAATCCGAACAGGCTCATTTGGGGTCACTCCCGATGAGGTTGAAAGTTACTGATCGCCAAGAACGACGAAGTGGATCGCATCGCCCACGTCTTGCGCTGACGCGGCGGACGCCGACATTTGGAAAATGGTAAATCCGGTCGTCGCCTTCGACCGTGACACGTTCAGAAGATTTAGAGCCGTTGACGCTTCCGATGTCGCCGTCACTGCGTAATTTGCCGACGACATATTCGTGGTGAAAACCACGTCATAGGTGCCCGCCGCGCTGCGCGTAACGCTCGTGATGTTGTGCGAGGCGTTGAGCGTGCAAGTGCCGTTCGTGCTGCGCGGGACAAAGGTTGCCCACGCTTTGACCACGCCGGGGTGGTTTTGCAGCCGCCCAGGTGTGGCGTAAACGGCGTTTGAAGATGCGGCCTCCATCTGCGCCTGAGACGCCGCAAAGAGCGTCTGTAGCGTGCTAAGCAGAACCTTCTTAAGCAGCCCCGCCGATACGTCCTCAGTGACGAAGAAATCACCCGTCGCGCCGGTCCCGTCCTGCGTTAGTGCCGTGACCTGCGTGTACGTGAGGCCAAGCGGGATGGCGCGATAGTTGGTCCCATCCGACGAAATCAGGTGGCAGTCGTCCGTTTTCTGCACCAACGTCGCCGCGCCGTTGATCGTGCTTGTCGTCGGCGTGATCGTGTTCGCACCTGCCCCGAGGTTGTGCGAAATGTACTGGAACCCGTCCCCGAAATTGCCCGTCGCCTGGGGAAGCGTCGTTGCAATGGCCGAGCCGTTCGAGTGCGTGACGTACTTGTTGTGATCGCCCGCCAGCACCGTGTACGTGGTCCCGGTCTGTGCGTTGCGCTTTTGCTGATTGTCGATCCGGCGCCACGTGATCGCCGTGGTGTTCAGCGTGCCGCCCGTGTCTGCCGTGCAGAGCCAAACGGTATCGGCCCATTGCGTGCCCGCTTCCACCGCAACAATCGCGCCGGGAACTTCGGTTGCCCAGGCGTCCATGTCGGTCGCACGGGTCCACGCGCCGGAGCCGGTGACATAGATACCGTTTTCCGCCGGCGCCGTCTGAGCCCGCACCAGGACGCGGCTGGAACTGGTTAGCTGCCCGTCTAGGGTTTGCTCCGCAGACAGCGATATGTTGCCCGTGGTGGCGCATAGGACGCTGCCCTTGATCTTCATCGCCGCAACGCCAGAGGCAACCGTGGCGTCAACGTATTGCTTCGGAGCCGCACCAAGAACATTCGACGGGTTGCCGAATAGCAGTTGCTCCGCTGTGAACGCCTTAGACCCGTTCGCCTTGATACAGGCGGTTAGGGCCGTCTCGATGTCTTGCAGGGGCGTGTTGTGTTGTGTGGCGGCGGAGGTTTGGCCGGTCGTGACCAAAGAGCCCGCTGGCAACGAAAATGTGCCTGACCCGTCGAATGGCATGGGTGAACTTCCCTCAAAAGGTGTGTTGGCGCGCTCGCGCGAATCCGGTTAGCCTCGGAGACGGAGGTGCGGGATGGAAATTGGTATGTTTGTGCAGGTAGCGCTGACCGTCTGCGCCGCCGTGCTCGTTGGAATCTTCGTGGAGTTGCGCGGCCTTCGCCAACAAACCAAAGCCTTGCACGAACTGATCCGGCTGGGCCGTTAGGGCTTCATCGGCGGACGGGTAAGCATCCGAATTGGTCCGCGCAACATTGGCGCCTGGGTCTTGCCAGAGCGAACAGCGCGACTGAGCATCCGCACGTTGCCCTTCGTCATGGCGTCGGCTATCGGCCGGGCAATAGCACCAGCCACTGGGAACGCAAGCATTGGCGCCGTAACAGGGGCAGCAAGCGCAGAGCCGCCCATGCCAGCCGTCAGCAACGACATGAGCCCGCCAGAGCGTGGGGACAGTTTACCAACCCAACGCATGAACTCCTGGGTGTTCCCGCGCCCCTTGACTACGGTTCGGATCATGTCCAACTCATCGGCGGAAAATCCGCGACGCTTGGAGGCACTGTTTAAAATGCGGTCGAACTGTTGACGGATCGCGTTGTCAATGTTCCCGCCAGAGTTGGCGCGGCTCGTTTGCCTACCAGCACGGTCAAGGGCCTCGTCAACAATCTCGGACTTCCGAAGCCGCGCCCAATAGTCCCGCGCCTCCTTCAACGCTTTGACGCCCCCCTGAACGTCGCCCATCACAACGTCATCGGGCGTAAGTTTCGCCAGCATGTCGTCAATGCGTTTGACAATCTTGCCGGTAACTTTCGCGTCCTTCCAATTCATCGGGGCCGCAGCGTCTTTGACGACTTGGCGGACAAGATCCACGCCCTTGAGGGTGATGTTGCCGCCGTTGGCCGCGCTCTCAAGCTCGGCAAGACCAACTTTGCCGCCGGGGTGAAGCTGATCGTGGTATCCAAAGTCGGCAAGTTCACGCTTCAATTCCGCAAGCGTGTTTTGCATCGCTTCCGGTTTGATGATGATGCCCGCATCGTCCGCCCGCTTGTAGGCGTCCTGAGCCATGCTGCGGAGCTTGGCATTCGAAGGTGCAGGACCATCTGCGACAGCATTCGGACGCCGCGCGCCGGCGGCACCGCCGACCACACCGCCCGCAAACTCGCCGTATCCCTTGGTGAATTCTGGCGCGACTTGATCGAGAGCGCGGCCAGCCTCGGAACCAGCGAAAGCGGTCGCGGTCGGAACCATCGCGGCGGGACCGGCGAGGACGCCGCCAGTGGCGAACTGCGCAGCCTTGTCAACAAGGCGCTCGGCGGTCGTCTCGGCAGGGGGCGCATATTCGAAGTCGGCGAAAGTCGTCTTGCCCGTGGGGTCGGACGGGTCGTGCATGTTCCGCTTGAGCGTGTCACGCCACCCTGCCCCACCCCAATCATAGGCTGGCGTTCCGGGACCGGTCGGCGCCTCCGGCAAATCGAATTGACGGCGCAGGAAGTTGCCGCCGCCAACCATCAAATCGATAGGCACCCCAGGAAGCCCTAGGGCCGTGTCCACGACGTTGCTTCCTGCGCGGGCCGCTAGGTCCATGCGTGGGCGAGATGCCGCCTGCGGACTCGTAGGGGTCACCTGGGCGGCTCTTGGCGCTGGGGCCTGCTCGTGGGGCAGGATGCCGTGACGGTTGACCATTTCACGGCGCTGGTCGCCAATATCGGCAAAGCCGTATTTGTCCGCATCGGGCGGTGTGAAGGTTTCGGGGCCACCTTGCGCCGATGGCGCCGGCGCGGGTTGCCCACCACCGTGCAGCGCCTGCACCTGACGCAAGATTTCCTCTTGCGACGGGTTCGTGCCTTCCGGCGGCGTCACGTTGTAGGTTTTGCCATCGGGCGCGGTGACGCGAAAGGTGGGCATTACGGCACAACCTCAATCTTCCAACCGTTGCCGCCGGCGGCCGGCGCTGCGGGCTCACTGCCCGGCAAAGCCACGGACGCGGGGTCGAATGATTCCATGTTGTTCCGCTGGCGGCGAATGTTGATGAGCTGCACCCGCTGCGCCGCTGCGCGCTCGTTCAAGACCTTGATGCGGGCGATTTGAGCCCGAACCACTTTCGGGTCATTCACGTTCGCAACAAGTTCGTTCCAGGCGCGCACCGCATCGCCTTCCGTCTGCACGCCGCTGTTGAGGCGCAAGCTGTCGTTGCGCATCTTCTCAAGCGTTGACATCATGGTCGCGTAGTTCGTGCTGTTTTCGGTCGATGCGCCCGCGAAGTTCTGAGCCCGCGCCCCCAGGTTGTTGAAGAAACCAAGATCGAGCTTGCCGCCCGCAATCATGCCGTCGATACCGTCCAACTGCGCGTTGATCGACTGCACACCCTGCACCGCGGCAATGTCCTCGTCCTCGGCCTTCTGCACCTGTGGCTTAGGCGCGGCGGCCGGGTCGGCCGGCAAACCTTCCGCACGAACGACCTTCGGCGCCCCCGGCGTGCTTCCCGGTGCGATCGCGTAGCCCTGCGGCGGCTGGAATACCGGCGTCTTGAGCGTCTGCATGTAATCCATGAACGTGCCCGGGTAGCCCTGCGCCTTCGCGGCTGCATACTCCCGCTGATCGTCGGTCGGGGCTGGGTTGTTTCGTGCAATCTGCGCATTGACGAACCCGCGCGCGCCCTCGCTTGCCCAGGGATCATCGACCAAGCCCAATTCCTGCGCGATCTGATCGGCTTTGGAAAGCGAAGGGTCGCCTAGTGATTTCTGGTAGGCCTCCAGCTTCGTCTTGAAACCAGCGCGGCCTTCTGCCTCTTCGCTGTCCGCGCGGCGTTGCTGCAATCCGCCGACAAGCGCATTTGCGAGACGCGCCGCGCCTTGGGTCCACGAAGCGACGGGCGAGTAATCCATGCCCTGCCCGATCATTGCTTCCGCAATAGCACGTTCTTTCGCAACCTGCGCAGGCGTGCGGCCTGACGCATCCTGGGCGGCAGTCGGTGGCGGTTCACGCAACACTTGCTGCGGCTGCATCTGGCCGCCCATGTCCTGCTGCGTGAGCATCGGCTTAAAGCGCGGCATTGGAGGGGTCAACATTGCCATTTGAACGTTACCACTTCATACCGGTCAAACCGGTTGTTGCCGATCCTGCAAGCCCGAACAAACCACCCATGAGCGCGCTGTTGTTCGCGTTCTTCATCTGCTGCTGGGCAACTTCGGCGTCATATTTGTTCTTGACCATGCCCGCATAATCGACCCCGCCGACGCTTGCTTGCGGCGTGCCGACGAAATTCGGTTGGCTCACCTGCGATCCCGACATCAGCGCAGTAATTTCATTCAGGGGTTGATTTCGCTCGGTCAGGATTTCCTGAATCGCCTGTCCACGCCCGCCCAATGCCAACTGATCGTAAGCGTCGGTCTTGTGCTGGTTGAAATCGTCCATTTCCGTGTTCCACGCATCCGAACCCTGACGAATGCCGGAATTGATCAGCCGCGTTCGCATCGCTTCCTCATCCCGTGCGAATTGCGGGTTGAGGCGCTTCGTGCCGAGGTCGAATAGGCGGCTTTCAACGGCTTCGTTGTTCAGATCAACCGGCCGATCGAGCAACCCGCCAAGCCGTGCGCCCTGATCGCGGGCGAGCGTGGCAAGGTTGATGTCCGACTGCGCGTTGATGTCGTGGAGTTGCTGACCTTGCGGCGATAGCGTTTGCGTGGCCGTGAAGCGCGGAATGTTGACCGTGCGCCCGTTGCTGTCGGTGTAAGAGTTTGTGCCGTTCTGCGCATAGCTCAACCCACCGTCAGGCCCGGCCTGATCCGTCATGTTGACGAGCTGTTGAGCGACGGCCGTGTCGATATTCATGCCGGTCTGGGCCTGCGCCGTCTTCATCGGATCGGGGGCGGGGGGCGGTTTCGGGCTTTTCAATTGAACCTCCATTCGTCGCGGAGCACGCCAAGCAATGTCGCGTCCCCGTCATCGTACCAATTGCGCAAGACGCCCTCTAACTTCGCCCCCATGCGCAAGCACATCGGAACCATCGACGGGCGGACGTGCATCGAAATGCGTTTAACCTTCAATTCGTCCCAAACGTAATCGGTGAAGAACCGAGAGAACGCGACCGGCCATGACTTCGCAGTGTGCGCAATCGACAAATCCACGTTGCGACCGTTGAAGCCGTTCAGCACGATGCCGCCGACGATTTCGCCGTTCTGCGTGTAACCGATCGCGTGATACGGCTCGGAGAATTCGGCGCGGCAGCGTTCGCCGACGAACTGAGCAACCAGCGGGCCTTGGACGATTTCCATCATCCCGGCGTCTTCCCGACCGTAAATTGCAAATCGATCCGCATCAGCTCAATGTCCGGCAAGGCATCCTGCCCCACCGTCACCTGCAAACTTGGCGCAACGGCCAAACCTTCACCCGTCACCGCGACCCAATTCTTTTGCACGGTCTGTTCGGAACCCTCGCTCCAAACGAACGTGCCCCAAACGCCAGTGCCCCACGTGTTGCCACCCGAGAGCGGCGTGGCTGCGTTCGGAGCAGTCGGAAACCCGCTCACGTAATCGAAAGCGGTCGAAACCTTGTCGCCGATCGATTGCGACGTGAGATAGACCGGCCGCGCGAGGCTCACGAACTTCTGCAATGCGCCGGCGCCGCAGTCGGAAAACATCAGCGCCATTTTTGCCGTGTAGGAATCGCCCTGGTCGTTCCCGCCAACCTCGGCCTCGATCACCGTGCCGGTTGACGTTCCGAAAAACAGCCGGTCCTGATAGAGCCCCAACGAATGCGTGTCCCATCCGGTGTACCGGGTCCATGCCCCGGTGCGGATGTTCGCGACAAAGCAGATTTCCGGCAGGGTCGAATAGGACGGCATCGCGACCAGCATCATTTGCTTGGTCGGCCACATTTCGACGTGCCACGGATAGAGGCCGACGCGATCGACAACCTCATCCGCCCATTCGTCTTCGATCTGGCGCGTGATGGCCTTCTGCCCCAATGCACCAAGGTCGGTCGTAATGGCTTGGGACAACGGGACGATGCCAACGTCCGTCGCAATCGCCAAATCGCCACCGGCCCTAAACACCGCACGTTGCCCAAGGGGGCGGCCTACGCGATAGACGCCCTCAAGAGCCCACGAAGCAGCCGAGGCCGGGTCGGTGCCCTCGTAAATCGCAACCTCGCCCTCGCTCGTGACGAACACGCATTTCTCGCCAAGGCCGGACCCTGTATCGACCGCCCACGACCCGCCGAACACGAGCGAGCCGCCGCGCTTGAAAACACCGCCAAGCGGAAACTTTGTCGCCGCGCCGCCGATGCTGTCGGTTGCGAGATACCAAGAATTGAGGGTGTTCTTCTCCACGAAGAACAGGCGATTTTTGAACACCCAAACGTGCAGCAGGTTTTCGTCCGTGACGCCGGTAATTAGCGGGGCCGTGCCCCACGCCGCCCCATCGTAAATCAAGGGGGTGTCAACGCCATTCACAAGGCGGAGATACGTGCCACCCGATGTCGTAAATTGAACGAAGGCCCAATCGCCGCTTGTCAGCGCTGCAACCGCCGCGGCCGGCGATACTGCCGAATCGACAACGGTCGTAATGTCGTAAATCGCCGTATCGTTCGCCGCGAACAGCTTCTTCGTTGCCCCGGCAACATAGGGGATGATCGCCCCAACACGCGTCCCTGCACCCACCGTAGCGTATAACTCAGAGCCGCCACGAACCCTTGCCCCCGTCGCAGTCGGGAACCAATTGTCTAAAACGTCTGCGCCGTCGCCCTTGTTCGAAACGCGGGCCTCGTTTCGAATCCAGCCGCGCAACGGTGCCGAAAAGCTCTGCATCCGCGCAATTTGAGTTTGGCGCGGGGGCGAGACTTGTTTGACGCGTTTCGCAACCGCAACCCTCAAGGCGTAACCCTCACGTCCCCAAATTCGTCTTCGTAATCGCCATGCGCAAGGTCGCGCGCCATCAAGCCCCAATCGTGCGAGGCTTCGGTTTCAAGCATCCGCTCGAACGACGACAGCGCCTCGGCATAGTCCAAGCCCTTCGCCGCCTTCCAGCGCCACACCAGCCCAAGGCGGATAAGGCGCTCGCTGATCCGGGCCGTGTCGGTGTCGTAGGTCCATTCGGCAATGTTGCCCGGCGTACCCGATCCGACTTGATAGATCGGCTTCGACGATTGGTAGCTTAGCGTGTAGGCTTCATCGTCCGCCGGCGCACTGTGGAACTTCACATAGCCGCCCTCGATCTGATAGGCGGGCCTGGTCGAAATCACTTGCAGCGATGTGGCGCTGATCCATTCCGGCGCGGTAAGGGGACCAACGGCCCAAAACGAAGACGTTGACCCGTCACGCGACAGCGCAGGCATTTTCGACAAGCGCGAAAAATCGGACGGCAAGGCAAAGTCCGTTGTCGTGCCGTCGCCCGTGATTGCGTATGTGCTATGCAGCGCCCGCCAATCGTGACGCAATGCAAGGTCGTCGATCGTCTCTTGCGCCCATTCGACCATTTGCAACCACGTCTCTTCCGCCGACCCCATAACCGAGGTCGGAGGCGTGAGGCCGCATTGTCGAGCTGCGCGAGCGACGATCGTTAAAAGCGTCATGCCGCGGCTTCTTCCTCAACCGGCGCCTTGGCCTTGCCCTTCTTCGGTTCGGCGCGGGCTTCCTGCATCGCCGCGATCTGCGCCCGCAATGCGTCCATATCGTTCGACAGACGAAGGTTTTCCGCCCGTACCGCTTCCATGTCAGGATTGACCGAGGCCAGCATGGTCTTGGCCTTCGCGATGATGTCGCGCGCCTTGGGGCCGAGCATCGAGGCAATGCCGCGCTCGTCAACCGCAACCAGCGCCTCAACGGTCGTAATCTTCGACGCCTCAAGCGTCTTGATCATCGCGGGCGTGAGGTCCGCGAGGTCTTCCAGCGGTGTCCCGCTCACGCTGTTGTCGAGACCTTCTTTCCAGCGGGCGTAATGGTCGCGGAAAGTGGAACGCGGAATGTCCAAAATCCCCTCGCCGTCCTTCATCGCAAGCCAGTCGTCCGTGATGAGGTCGGAATTCTCTTGCTTTGGCGAACCGGCAGACGGGATGCGCTGATAGGCAACCTCAACGTCGCGATAAACCTTGCGGCCCGCGATTTTCGATTGCACCGGATGTTCCTGCGCTTCGGTCGTGAAAATCACCGTCACGCCGTCATATTGGAAGGAGTATTCTTTCGCCATTTGAAACCTCGCGGGGGTGGAAAGAGGGAGGCAGTTTCCCGCCTCCCCTTATCTGCTTAGACGATCTGACCCTGAACGAATGGGCGAGAAATCGTAATCAGGCCCAAGCCTGAAGACGGCGTGCCGGTCGTGGTCGTAACCACGGCGTTAAGCACCTGTTCGCCGTTGACCGCCGCATCGTCAACGCTGCCGGGTGTCGCCGCCAGCATGAAGACGTTGGCGCCGGGGGCCATGGCGTTCGGAGCCTTCACAGCCGCAACGCCGCTGATCTGATACCAGCCGTATTGACTGGCAACATTGGCGGACATTGCAACAGCGCAAGGACCGGACGCTGCGCCCGTCGCCGGAACAAGCGTGGTCGTGCCCAGATACGGGTCATAGATCACGAGTGAGCCGACAACCGTTGAGGCAACGCCTTGCAGGTAGATGAATTCGCCGCCGCCGTAGGTATCATCGATACCGCTGACGATAGTTCCAAGCGGAAGCTTTTTTGTGGTGAGGGTGTCCGTGAAGATTTGCGGAAGAACCCACGATTCAGTGGAACGAAAAGCCATGTGTTGGGTCCTCCCTTACGTATTGAGCAGCACGCCCTGCCCAGGCGCCCAATCGAGCGTCATGTTGCCGGCGAAGCCAATGAGGTTGATGGATGCGTCCTGGTTGACCGGAACGCGGCCCTCCCCGATCTGCTCAAGGTTGCGATCTTCGTGCGGACGCAGGAAGAGATGGCGCGTGTTGAGCATGTACGTGGTATTTGCCGGGACGTTGCCGCCCTGACCGTTCGGCACAACATCGGCGCCCTTGTACTTGTAGGTTTCGAACCCCAAGTCGCCGTTCGTCGATGTCGTGATGCGCTGTAGGCCCTGCACTGCCGCCTCGAAGAAGATGAAATCTTCGTTCGACATCAGCACGAGGTCCGGCATGTCGGAGCCGCGAACCTGCGTGATCCAGAGCCGGTCCATGTAGAGCGATATATTTGTCGCGCTCTTGATCGCGCCGCCGTCCGTCAACGCTTGGTAGCGTTTGGAACGGGCAACGGTGTAGGTCGCACGGTTGATACCGCCGATCGTTCCCGTGGTGGGGTTTGAGGGAACCAAAAGCTGCAAGCCACCGATCTGCTTACCGCCCGAAGCCGTTCCGTCCGAGCAACAGTCAGCATCGAGCTGGTTCTGTCCTTCGGACATCGCGTTCTCGATGCGGCTTTCGAGCAAGTCGATGAGCTGGGCCTCGCCCTGGTTCATCAACAACTCTTCGCCGCTGATCGTAACCGCCAACATCGCGTACTTCGGATCGAACTCATACGAGCCGATCGTTTCGCTAGGTTGAATCGTCAACGGGTCGTAGCCGCGATAACGCGTCCACGTTGTGTTGCCAGAGTAGTGAAACTCTTGCAGGATCGTTCGTCCACCGCGCCACGGCTTGATTTTGCCGCGCGTGCGAAGACGCCGAAGAACCGGATTGTTCGTGGACGTGCCGTCCGCCAGTTTGCCTGTGCGGCTGCGTGCAGTGGTCGCAACGAGTTCCGATGCTTCGGTTACAGAAATTGAACCGATAGGCATTGGGGTAAATCCTTTTGTTGGGTTTGGTTCGTCTTAGACGCGCCCGGCAAGCATCGTTCGCACGCGGCTTGTGAGGTCGTCTCTCAGGCTTGCCGGACGGTCGGCCTTGCGGCCCTCGGCGGCGGGGAGGGTGCCGGCGACGGAACCCGAAGCAGAGCGCGCCTTGGTCAGTTCTTGCGTTCTGACTTGGGTTTGAGCCTGGGCTTGTTGGGCAGATTGTTCCGCGAGGATTTTCTGCCGTGTCCCTGGGTTAGCCCAAATGACGCGCTCGTAAATCTGTTTGAGGTCGGGCTGACGGCCTTGCGCTTTCTCGAAACCGATCTCGCGCATGATGTCGTCAGCGACTTCCTCGAAATACTTGTTGGCCGGGTCGGTGCGGAACTTCGTCACCTGCTCCTGTGCCGCGCGCAGTTTCTCGTTGCGCTGCGCTTCCAGTAATTGATCAACGCGGGGGTCGCGGAATTGCTGCTGCGGTTGCTGCTGTTGCTGGCCCTGTGGCACCTGGGCGCCGTTCGGGTTGACGCCCAGCTTCGTTAGCGCACTTACCAGCGTCTTAACCGCCGATCCGTGATCGAGCCCCACGGCCTGCATCGCCGCAATGAGCCCATCGGGCGGGCTCTCGTACATCTTCGTCTCGACCGCGTGCATCCGGTCCAGCACTTCGGGGAGCGTGGTCCCGTTCTCCAGTGCCGTCTCGTGCCACCTCTTGAGCCCGCCGTAATTCTGGTGGAGCTGGTCGGCCTGCGTCTCGCGTTCCGTCACGTAGGCGCGCTGTTCCGGCGTCATCGCGGCCCACAGCGAGGCCTTGTCCGCACCCCAAGCCTTGGGCATGTCGGCGGGGCGTTCGATCTTGGCCGGCGCGATCGGTTGCGGCTGTGACGGGTCGAGGCCGTTCGGTGTTGGCGCTTTCTCGACCGGCGCGAATTTCCCCGTTGCCGGGTCGCGTGCGCGGTCGCGTAGGCCCTTGATACCGGCTTCTAGGCTGTCACGGAGCGACGGCCCCTTGTCGGCTTTCGGTTCTGGCGTGGTTGTCGTGTTTAGCGGCTTCTCGGACTCAAGAAGCGGTAGCGTAGGGAGAGGCGCAGGCGTCGGCTGCTCAACCGCGAGGCTGAGTTGTTCGTCTTCCATGGGGAGCGATCCTTACGGGGCAGTAAAGCGGCGCGAGCCGCCGAAATGATCCACCGCAACCCGCTTGCGCCGGTTGGGAGAATCTAAAGCTTGGAGTTTCTCGCTAAGCTCTTTGCGCAGGCTCACGCGCTCATCATTGTTGAGCCGGAATTTCTTGGGTTTAGGGCGGGGCAACGTCTCTTTGCTGCCCAGGATTTCGCACCCAGCCGCCTTCACCGCGCGGTAATAGTCCGCCTTGCTCGTGTAGGTCCGCCCGTCTGCGGGGCACTCAAGAGCGCCGCCAGGCAGTTCGTCGCTGATAACAGCGGGACACGGTAGGTCAGACCGAGCAACGCCCAGGTGGCGCTTGTAATGGCCCATGCACGCAGACGGCCAGGGCTCGTCCATGTCGTGCCATTCGGGGCAAACCGTGCATTTGCGGGAGCGGGGCATTAGGCGGCGCGGACGAATATCGCGGGCGGGATGCCGTTCGCGTATGTCAGAGCAGGCGCGGTTGACGGGAGAACATATGTTCCCCAAGTTCCGATCACCTGATCATTCAAGATGGCGGCAACGCCGGTCGTGATGTCGCCGTCGCTGTCGCCAGCCCAAAACGTCTGTTGGTTTGCACCAGCCGCAAAGCCTCTGAACGTGGGCTGCGTTCCCGTTGCACCGCCGTTGCGATGCGACACCGCGCAAAGCCAAACGAACCCGGCAGGAAGTGTTGCGGCAACCGTTGCCGAAAAATCACCTGTGCCGGTCCCGACCGTGACCTTGCCACCATCAACGATCAGAGCACCAGGAACGCCGTTCAAGTTGGCATACGCACCGAACTGGACCTGCGTCTGCGCATCGCCCGCGCCGGTCGAGATATTGTAGCCGATGCGGTCGATGCGCGTTGGCTGCGGAACATAAAACAGCATGAAGTAGAGGCGAGATTCGGTCGCCAATTGCGTCCCGCTCGCCCCGAGGTTGCTCGTGTAAAAGCGGCCAGTGACAAGGCCGGGATGAGCGCCAGCCGCGCTGATAAGGACCGCGCTCATTTATTTAGGGTCCTGATAACGGCCAAGCCGAACGATGACGGCGGCAGATGGTGTCCCGCTCGCCAACTGAGCCCGAACTCGCATGGCTTGGCTTATCGCAATCGGACCCTGCACGCCGTTCGCTGAGAACGGGTTTCCCACATTCACATACGTCGCATTATCGGGCAGCAATGCCTGCAACTGCCAAACGCCCGTACCCCAGTTCGAGGACACGTAATCCATGTTGTACAGACCGCCTTCGACCCCCGTGGCCGAGCCCGTTGCGGTGCTGCCTAACGAGGTAAGCGGATAGACCAAATCTTGCATTGTTGAATCCTCGGTGAAATTGACCGGAGCGAGGCTCTAGTTCGGTCGGTTATGCGTAAGGATGCGCCCGCCCAGCGCTCGCGTGGGACGGCGGGTTGACCGCTCGGGGGCTAGTGAAATGCGGGCGGCATGGCCTGACGGGCTTGCGCCGTCATCAACTTTGCCGCCGCGTTGATGTTTCCGTCACGCTCGGCAAGGTCAAGCTTACGGCCTTCGATCTGCCGGCGGTGCTGCGCATCTTGCGCCTCGCGATCCGCCGCAATGCCCTGCTGCTGTTGCTCGGCTTGCTGCATCTGCGCCTGTTGCATTTGCTGCATCTGCATCTGTTGGGCTTTCGCCTCGACCGCCTGCACCAGCTCTTGCATTGACGTTTCGATGCGCTCTTCCAATTCCCGACCGGCCCGAAACCCGCGCGCCAAGAACGTGATCGAATCCCCCACCAACGGAATGAGGGCCTTCGCCATCATTGGATCCATGGTCTGCATCGACATAAGCGGGGCCATGGCTTGCGTCATCGTGGTCATGAATTCCACGCGGCGCTGCTTCTCGGCGTCCTCGTCCGGCTGGATCGTTGAATCCGTCTCAACGTCCACCAGCACGTCGCGGGCGAATTGCTGGCGCAGCAACTTGACCCAGCCCGCATCGAGCGGCAGCCCCGTCATGGGGTCGATAGCGGGCTGTTGCGTCACCTGCGGACCTTGCGGCCCCATCACTTGCTGCATGGCCTGCGCCGGCAGCGAGGTCATCATGGCGAGCTTTTGCGTCGTGTAGTGCTCGGCCACAATCTCCGCGAAGATTTCGCAACCCTCTTTCGCAAACCGCACGAAGTCGTCGCGCGTGTCCTTGAGGCGGTTGGAGCCATACTGAGCCTTGAGGCTTTGCGCCGTCGCCGTCTCTTGCGCTTCGGTCTGACCGCGCATTACGTCCGACAGGCCCGTGATCTGATAAATGTCCTCGATGAGCTGCTTACGCAACTGCACGCAGGCTTCGATTGTTTTGATGACCTGATCGATCGGCAGATAGACGATCAGGTTTCCGGCACCGCCCTTTTCCGACAACGCCGCCCAATTCGGAACCGGGATGAGCTTGTTCTCGACGCCCGGCGTCATGGCGCGTTCGACTTCCGCGCGCCCCTCGCCCGATGGGCCGCCCGGGTAGAAGCCGACCAGCTTCAAGCTGTCCGTCAGCTTGTCGATACGGCGCGTGAGGCGCTGAATTTCTTCGGCCTGGTCCTGGTAGTACACATAGTCAGGCGTCGGGATGATGCTGTCGTTCGATACCGTGCCCAATACGGGCTTCGGGAACGGCCAGAAGTTCTTGAGGTCGAGCGGCGGCGGCGTGACGGCCAAAGCCTCCCGCGCGTTCTTCGCGATCCAATAGACCGCTTTGCGCGACTTGCACCAGATTTGATACACGGTCGCCTGACGTTCATCGTCCGGCGCGTCCTTCTCGGCATAATCGAGCGAGACCCCGGCGCGCTCCATCACATCGTCGCCGAACCGCTTCTTCAGCATCTCATCGGTGAAGTACGTTTCACGCCAAGCGCAGTCTACCTCTTCCCAAACCCGCCCCTCGCCGTGCCCGAATTTGGTGAACGGCACAAAATGGGCGTTGATCGTTTGCGATGTGATTTGCTGACCGTCGTCCTGCGCTTCGTAGTCGATCCAAATCGTACCACGTGCCGCAAGCAACCGATCCTGCCGCGCCGCCATGATGGCCTGATGCAACCCACCGTCCGCAATCGCGATATTCGTGGCCCGCTCCAATCCGATGACGGCATTGCGCACGTCTTCGTTGGGCGTCTGAAACCGGCGCGACACGACGCACTTCGGAGCACGCGAGTAAACCGCAGGCCCCAGCGTCTGCACGTTTGCCCAGAGCACCGGGTATTTGCGCTTGATCGCCTGCGTCGGCGTGCTTTCGGTGTCGGCGTACAGCTTCACGATTTTTTCGGCACGAGATAGCCAGCCCGTGCGCTTCTTCTCGTGGCGTTCCACCACGGCAAGCCATTTTTTTTGAACGGCCACCAAATCAATTTGGCCGTCTGCGGTGACGGCAGAGCCTTCGCCCCCCTCGCCGCCTTCCATCGCCTGCGCGTATTGGTCAGTCATTACGAGAATCCAACCTCGCCCTCGGCTTGGAACGTGAGCGCCGTTGTCGTACCAGCACCGCCCACGAGGAAGTCAGTGGATGCCAACACAAGACGCCCAAACCACTCAACATACGAGTTCGCCGCAACGCTTGTGCCGATGCCCATAAATTCGGTACCCGCCGCGTTCGCACCCGTCGCACCGATCCAGAGCGAGAATGTCGCCGCCGAGCCGGTCTTATTGATGATGCGAATGTGTGACAGGATCAAAACCGGCTGCGTCAGCGTGATACCGACCGGACCGGCAAGCGATGTGATCGCGCCGTTCAGGATGTTGGTCGTGAGCGTGGTTGTGAGCGCCACGGGTCCGATGCGGACCAGCTTGTTTTGTGCCATGCGAGTTCCCTATTCAAAGAAGCCGTCAACCGCGACGGACCCGCGGAAGATTTCCGTGGCCGTGGCCGTGCCGATCGGCATTTTCAGAATGATGTGCAGGAAGCGGCTTGGCTGAACGACCATCGGCGTCCCCGGCGTCCAATTGAAACCGGGTTGGATGGCGCTGATCGCCGCCGCAATCGGGAACGACTGCGAGCCGATCTGCACACGCATCGGGGTGTAAGGAGCCGCCGTCGCAAGCGAGACCGCCGACGAATTGAATGCGGCACCCCATTGCAGGATCGTGGCCGTGGTCGCAACCGCCGCAACCATGTTCAACGTTTCGCCGATGCGAATGCCGGTGCAATAGAACGTGTAGGGGCTTGGATTCTGCCAGCCGAATAAGGCGTAGTCGGTTTCGGCACCAGCCACCGCCGCGAATTGCCATTGGCCGCCGAGCGCCGTGTAACCGGCCGCCGTGTTCGAGAGCGTCGCGCTGGCTGGGGCCGCGCTGTTCGAATAGTTGGCTGTCTGAACGTAGCCCGTGGGGCTCGTTAGGCTGTTGAGGCCCATCCCCGACAGGGCGACCACATGCGGCCGCTGCGACCACATATCGGCCAAGAGCACGGAGCAGTGATTGACGACGATCTGGGGTGCCGTGCCCGCCGCGCCCGAATTGTAGCAACGGAAGAAGCAGGGAATATGCGTGACCGCGAACAACCGCTGCTGTGACGCGACACCCGTACCGGAACCACCCGTGGCACCGCGCTCCATCACCTGCGATGAAAGCAAAACGCCGGTTACGGACGTAATTTGGAACGTGGCCCGGTCGTCTTCGAGAAATATCTCATACCAGGCGTAATCGGTCGTGGCTGGACCGGTCATCGTCGGCCCGGCACCCTCGGTACCGTTGAACGATAGGATCGGCTGGAGCGATCCCGCACCATCGCGCCGGAAGAACGCACCGTTTTGAATAATTGCGGTGGTCGAATCTGATGGCTGACCGAAGCCCCATTCTTCGAAACAGTTGGTCGCGCCCTGGTAACGGAGCCGCGCCCGGAAGATCAACGACCCGCGCGCGGCAATCGGGAAATGACGGTGCGATACCTCAAGGGCGCCCTGTGCGTTGGTCACGCTTGAGCCTGAGTTGAGGTTCAGGCCGCTTGCAAGAGATTGAGCCGTGGTGAACGATGCAACCGTTTCAATCCATTGGTTGAGGTTGCGCGTCGTGCCCTCGAACGCATCCCACAGCATGACCGTATCGTCACCGGCAATCTGTAGCGCGCCAGTTGACGATGCCCGCAGCGTACGCGCGATCTTGTAATCTTTGCCCGCATTGATGACGCCGCCGGCCGTCTCGGACACCGCCGCACGGTTTGCAGCCGTTAGCAGGTTGCCGGAGCTGTCATAGAGAGACGCCCGCGCGGCCTTGGAGGTCGTGTCGATCGTCAGAACGTCAGCCGATGCACCGGACTGGATTTGAGCCATTAAGCCGCCACCTGATAGAAGACCTTGCGCTTACCCGTGATCGGGCCGGGCGCTGCCGCCGCATATACCGTCGCGCTACCCGCCGCCGCCTTGGCCGCGAACGTAATCAAGTCCATTTCCCATTCGTCCGATTGCAGACCGGTTGGCGCGTTGCCGCTTGGCAAAACCATGACCTTTGACGAAGACCCAATTCCCGCATCGACAATTGAAAATTGCGCGTTCCAAACCGGACTGGAGCCGAAATCGAATTCAACCTCTGTCCATGTTGAGCCACCGCCGCCCGCACCCGTGGCGCCTGTCGCACCTGGTGGGCCGCGCTCGCCGTCAACGCCGTCCTCGGCCAAGAACCACAACGCCGGACCCATCGGCCCTTGTGCGCCCGTAGCACCGTCAGCGCCGCGAGCCCCAGGCGGACCCATGATGCCGTCTTCGCCATCGGCGCCGTCATAACCGATCGGCCCACGCTCGCCCTGCGCGCCTGCGCTGCCGCTCGTCCCTGCCGCGCCTGCTGCGCCCGGAATACCGCGCTCGCCTTCAGGCCCATCTTCGGCGAGGAAGAACAAGGCGGGTCCCATCGGACCTTGCGCCCCGGTTGCGCCGGCCGCTCCGTCCGAACCGCGTTGGCCGGGAACGAATAGCGGTTCCTCGAACTCGCTGCCCGCCGCCGCCAATGCAGCAAGCGCAGCACCGACCGCGCCCGCGCTACCTGCCGAACCGCCACCACTCGCCGCCGCAATATCGGCAATCAACAGCTTGAGAAGGTAGTTCAGCCAGTATTCCCGATCGCGCCCGCGACCCGGTACGTATAGGTCAATATCGTTTGAACTGACCGTCACAGGCTAAATCCGCTGCTCGCGCTTCGATGAATAGGCGATGTGCTCGTCCCATGTGCCAAGGTCGGTACGGATCGGCGGCTTAACCTTCGGCGCTTCCGTCTCGAGCGTGACCCAGCCCATAGCGAGGGCTCTGAAGGCGTCAGCCCCGTGCGAAGCCCAATCGTGCAACGGCGCGTCCGCAAACGTCTTGCGCTGCTCGTTCCACTGGCGGCGGTAATTGCGAACCGCCCGAAGCCCAGCCGCGCACTTCACCGCGTCGAACCGGCACGCCGGGATGGTCTTACGCACCGCCGATATGCCGTCAGCCACGAAGTGCATCGGCACCACGCGAGGCTTGCGGCCTTCCTCAATCATTATTTCCACACGCGTTCGCGGTGGATTACCGATCGGCATCCGCTGGCGGGCATCGTGGGGCAAGAGGTCGTTGCCCTTGTAGCCCCGCGCCTCCAGCCATTCGATGTAATGTTCGAGGCCCTGGCCCGACGCCTCGTAGTAGTCCACGACGCGGATGTGATCGGGCGTCACCTGGAAGCACCAAATCGCGGTGCTATCCGAAACGCCCAAGTCCCATGCCGTATGCACGGGGAAGTCGTTCAGTACAGGCACAGCCCCAATTCGCCCGGTCTTCTCGGCTGTTTCCACAAGACGCGCGTAATAGCTCCCGATGAGCGGCGCGACGAAGCTGCACCTGTATTCCTGGTCAAAGAGCGCCTGGCCGTCTTCCGGGCCGTGGCGGTCTTGCATTTCGGCGAGTTCGCTGGCGAGCTGCTCCGGGGTGAAGACGCCCGTGTCGTCAACGCTGAGCTTCTCAGCAAACCATTGCTCGGGGTGCGTGACTGCGTAGTCGTACACCTGCTTGAAGTGATTATCGCCACGCGGCGTGCTGATGAAACAGGCCCAGCCATCATTCGCGGCAACGATCGGTCTGAGGTAGTCCCATGCCTGCGGCTTCGCGAGCGCGTATTCAGAGAAGACAATCCCGTAAGGCGTCGAGCCGACTAGGCTGTCGTAGTTGTCCGAGCCTACCACACGCCACACTGACCCGTTGGTGAAACGGATCATCATCTCGTCTTCGCGCGTGTTCGACCGCAGTTCCTTCGGGAACGCCTGATCGATCCTGCGCTTACCGGTTGATGGGTCTACCGCTTCCCAAATGGCTTTCCGGGCTTGTGCGGCCTCGGGGAGCATGTGCCAAACCTCGCCCACACGCTGCACCATCGAAACCGCCGCCCAATTCAAGGCGAGGTCGTCTTTGCCCGAGCTATCGGCGGTGCCACACTAGGAGGCACCGCTTAACCCCTTTCTCAAGCGCACCCCAGGCGCTCATCTGATAGGGGCGCGGGCGCCAGTTGTTAGGCAGCGTGACGATGGGCACTCAATCACCCGTGAATTTGATTACGTGCACCTGCAACGGCCCGCCGTCCTTGCCCGACACTTCAAGCGATTGGGCGGACTTCCCGTGGCCGCGATCCAGCAATTCCTTAATGGCCGCTACACGTGCCGCTTCGCTTTGAGCGTTACTGGCGAGCCGCCCAAGTTCGGCTAGGGCCGCTTCGGTGTACTGACCGGCGAGGGCTTTGATATCCGCCGTCGCCTTGGTGACAGCCCCGACCTTGCGACCGGCGCCTGTGCGCTTACCGCCGCGTGGCACTTTTGATTTCCTTTGATTGTTTGGGTGTATTCGCCCCTATTCCTTCTCAGCCCACCCCTCCACCAACACGGCAATGTGGCCGCGGGGGATTAGGGCGGATTTAGTATGGCCCCTGTGTAGAAAGTGGGGCGGGCGCCAGCGGTCTACGGTGTCTTGGTTCCTGTGCCAGCGGGCGTCGATCCGGCGGATTGCTATGTCGGTTATGCCCTGGAGTGTTGCGCGGGCCTTTGCCTCGCGAACAACGTCGAACAGGCCCGGCCACGATTGAACGGGGCGCGGCATTGTGAATGCGAATGTTACCGCTGAAAGGTGCATGGGCTTGGCTGTCGTGGGTCGATAGCCGACCAAAGTGCGCTAGCTGGGGTGCTAGGGCTGGATTGACCCGGCTCCCCGCATATAAGCGGATCACTGCCAGACGGTCAGGCGTCCTAGGCCGGTGAAGTACAAGCCCTAGTGGTAGAACGCAATATGTTGGGCTGCAATTCCCGGCAGGTGTTGCACGTGCGACACGATCAGGCGATGACCCGGCCCACGGCCTCCCGCTCCACCTCGAACGGCAATCCGCCCGATAGAAGCTGCACCTTGATCCGTCGCCCCACTTCCATGACGCGGGCGCGCTTGCCACTGAGTAGGGCGTGCTCCAGTTCGACGATGGCGTTGCGATCGATCTTGGCCGGGTGACCTTTCGCCTGCGCAATTGATTGGGCCATGGCAACCTCGTTGATAGTTGTCAGCTCAGCATCGCTCACTAATTTCTCACGGAATATTCTCAGGCGGATTTTTGCGGTTTCGAATTTCTGCTTTCGGAACGCATCGTCACGCGCGATGAAAATGTAATTCGCGAGCAGCGGGAATTTCCCGGTCGTGAAAATGTATCCGCGCTTCGTCCACTTGCGCCGGCGCGAAATGTATTCGGGGCAGTAGGAATTAAACCCCGCATTCTTAATTCGCGCGGAAATTTCGAATTCCCAACCGCCCGGAACGCGCGTTGCCCACCAACCATCAGCATTCATATCTTTTCCCTCGCGTTCTCGTGGCCGCCTGATGCCCGTCAGTTTCGACCATGCCAAGCATCGTCAAAATCGCTAGACGCCGTGGGCGACTTTGACGTTTGAGTTACGGCGGTGTCTGGTGGTGGTGACTCGGGGACAGCATGCTCAGCACCAACCAAATCGAGAAATTCGCGCGTCGCACCGTCCAAATTGATGTTCGACGCACGCGATTTCGATGCAGGGGCACGGTTGCGATCGACCATTTCCTTCACCGCAGCCGACACGCGCGCTTTTTCTTCCTCGGTCGGCGGGATCCAGGGCTCATCGGTCCAGAGAATTTTCCGGCAGGGGTATGGACCGATGCCAAGACCAACTGCGCGCCCGAAGTGTTTCGTCAATTCACGACCGAATTTCTGGCGCACGTAATCGGCTTCGAATTCTGACAGCCCGAATATCTCATGCGGCTCGTAGCATTCGGCCTTGGCGAAAAAGAAATGTTCCGACGTGGGGTGTTGGCTATCGAGCCACCGCTTCCAAATCGGGAAACGACGCAGCGGACTGTCCGAATACAAAAAACCCTTCATGCTCTCGGCCGGCTCGATCCGTCGCGGGTGAATTCCATGACGGTTCGCGGCTGCCTCAATCGGGGCACGCAGCATCCGGTCCGCAATCGAACGGATGTCGGCAGGGCGCGGCCACCTGGAATGACCCCGCAGCCATTCGGTCACGGCACCGTCAACGATCACGGCCGGCAGGTCGGCTAGAGCCGTGACCCATTCTTCCGCCATGACTTTCGCCTTCGACCGATCGCTTCCCCACGGGTCCCCGTAAACCGCAACGAGCCGTACCAACGACCGGTTGACGATTTCCGAATCCGAGTTGCGCTCGAACTCAGTGCCGAGCAGCTTCGCGTTCAGCCCTGGCGGCGAGATAGTTTTCGAGGAAGACATCCCCGGCGGCGCCAGGCTTCCCATGCTGTCCCGATCCGTTGGCTCGTCCATTTGCGTACACTCCGTATGCGTTCAGTGCCCAGTTGCGCCACGTCGCCGGCCAATCGACCTTCGCGGCGTCGCGACCGGACTTCGCTGTCCAAAAATTTGTGAACTTCTCGGCCTCAAGCATGAGGTCGATGATCGGCAGGCCGCGCTCGGTGCGCTTGAGCGCCGCTGCCGCGATCCAATCATCCGGGACCGCCTGGCCTGGGGGCCAACGGGTGCCGTTCTGTCGTTTTGAGGAAATCGGCTTTGAAGCGGGCTTGGGGTGGGGTTTGCTTTGCTCAAAGCAAACCAACAAAGGTTCCGCTGG